ATGAACTTCGCCAAGACGCCCTTTAAGGAGCCGACGAACCAGTTGGCAAAGGTGGCGTTTATCGTGGTCGGCTGTCAGTTGACCACCAACAACCGCCGTCGTCACGGCGTGGCAACGACACTCACGTAAACCATAGCCGCCAAGCCAATGGCGGTTCCACCCTGCTCATAGGGGATATGACAGATGTCAACGTATCGTAATCAGAACCACGCTCTGAACAAGGTCGGCGGTGCCGGCACGAAGCAGGGCATTTATGAAGAGTCTTCGACGCCAAAGCACGCAATTGGCGAAAAGGTCGAGCTGGCCGATGGGCGTTGCTTCCGCTACGTCTACACGGCAGCGGCAATCAACCCCGGCCTCCTGGTATCTCAGGATGTCAGCGCAACAGCTATCGTCGAGTCGGATGGCAAGCTGACCGCCGCCAGTGCTGGGGCAACGGAGGTGACCTATACCGACAGCGGCACCGTCGGATCGGCTACCGCCGACCAGTATGCGGGTGGATACCTGCATATCACTGACGACGCTGGTGAGGGTCACCAGTACAGGATCAAAAGCAACACGGCAGCATCATCGAACGCCGTGACCTTTACGCTCTACGACGGCCTCGTGGTTGCCGTAACCACAGACACCGATGTAGGCGTGACGGGTGGCCTCTACTACAACGTCGTCGGCGCCACGGCTGGAACGGATGGCATCATCGCTGGCGTGACGACGCGTGGCCTGTCGGCCAACTACTACGGTTGGGTGCAGACGGCTGGCGTGGCGACGATCCTGGCAGACGGCGCCATCGCGATCTACGACAACCTCACGTTGTCTGATGGCGTTGCCGGTGCCGTGCAGTTGAAAGACGCAGAGACTGAGCCGCTTGTCGGCTTCGCCACCTTTGCACCCGATGACACGGGTCATGTTGGCGTGGTCCTTCAGGGGCTTGTCGCGTAACACAACCGGGGAGGGCGCACAACGCGTCCTCCCCACCACTTTTTCAGGAGGTCCGATGGCAGCATCGACAGCAGCAGCGGCAAAGAAGGCAGACAGCAACGACGTGCTGGCAGCACTACGTGACGCCGTGCGTAATGCCTCAACTGAGGAGCGCGAGGCACTGGCAAAGGAACTGGGCGTAGGGCGCAGCATCGGCAGCGCGGCGCGGCGTAGGCCGCAGCGTGAGACCAACGAATCGGCGTTGCAGATGTCTCGCGTATCGGGCGGTGCTGCTCACGATGCGGACTTCGTGCCGGCGCCACCGGATTGGGTGGTGCAGCACGGTGGCGGCATGCGGATGCAAGAGGTGGACACGGTGGTCCGCAACACCATCAGCGGCAAGGAGGAGGTCGTAAAAACTCAGGCGCCCGTGCCTGGCGACGACGCCTACATCGGCAACTGGGCGGTGGAGATATACCGCGACAGGTGGCTGAACAACCTCCCGCCCCTACCCTCGACGCAAGCGTATGATGCCGAACGCAACCGCACGGGCAGCTACGGTGGCGGCATTGATGCTGAGGCGTTGGCAGCGGGGGCCAGCGAGTAGTGAACACAGTCACGGGCCTGGTCGATGCCGTGGACTACACGGGCGACGGTACCCTGCTGCTGTTCAACCTGCTCCACCTCCAGGAGCAGTCTGCCGATCCCGCCGACCCACCCGAAGGGATGGCGACGCTGTGGCAGTCTGACGGCACCGGAACGGGTGGAGACGGCGACATACTGATCAAGATCACGGCTGGCGGCAGCACCAAGACGGCGACGTTGGTCGATTTCTCAGGTGTGTGATGACTCTGACAAAATGCATTGAGTTGGCCCTGTCAAACGCAGGGTTATCCAGCGCGGCGGCAACATTCCAGACCAAGGCGCGGGACTACATCAATCTCGGCACGAAAGAAATTTGTGCGGTCAAGGAGTGGCGGTGGCTGTTTGCTGAGGGCAGCATCACGACGACGGCAGACACGTCAGAATACGACCTGGCTGACGACGTGATGCATCCGGTGAGCTTCCGCAATGTCACCGACGATTTTGAGATGCGTATGGTCGATGTTCTGGCGCTCGACCGCATCGACCCCGACACCGACCTGAAGTCGGGACCGGAGAACGTCGCCGTCATCAAGTGGAACGGTACAAATACGAACTGGACCGTGCAGCTGTGGCCGACGCCTGACACTAACAGCGAGACCATCAAGTATAGGTATCGCAAATATATTCCGGATTTTACCAGCTCCAACGACGCCACAGAGTTGGACGCGCTGGGGTTGCCCGATTGGGTGCAGACGGCAGTGATGTACTACGCTGCCGCCAGGATCATGCAAGAAAAGCAAGACGCTGAAGGATCGGCGCTGGCGCAGCAGTCCTATGACCGGATGGTGCGCCACTACCTCGAGGTCGATATGGACGCCAACGGCAGCCAGGGCTGCCTGACGCACCTTATCCGCACCGATGCCGTCGGCTTTGGCGACTTCACCTTCAAGACCATAGACGGCTCTCTGGCCGTTGCCAGTTAGCGAGGACGCAATGTTAAGCGAAGCAGCGGCAAACGCCGCCCTGGATGAACTGATCAACAGCGGCAAGGTGTATCCCGAAGATGTGGCGCCCGTGCGCGAGTATATCGCATCGCTCAAGAGTGTACCAACACCCAAACCCGCCAAAAAAGCCAAAAAGGCCAAAAAGACGGCGAAGAAGTAGCCAATGGCCGTTCGCGGTGAAAGTGTCCAGGTCGGACCCTGGACAGGCGGCGTCAACTACGCCGTTCCCGCTGAGGATCTTGGCCCCACGGAATTGTTCTCGATGCAGAACATGCGCGTGGGCATCGGTGGCGAGGTCAGCAAGCGTGGCGGCATTGCGCTCTATAACTCGTCAGCCATCAGCGGCACCCCAACGATTACGGGCCTTGTCGAGCATCGTTTTTCGGCGTCAAGCTCCAGAGGCTACGTCATCGCCGGGGCAAAGATTTACGAAGACAACCTGTCGGCCTCGTTTACGGATCGCACGTCTTCGATGACGATTACGGCAGGTGACGACAATACGTTTGTCTTTGCCAACTTTCGCGGCGACTTCTACGCCACCAACGGCGTGGCCGGTGATACGCTGCTGAGGATTACGGCAGCGGGAAATAATGCGGCGGCGGCAGATGTAGACTCCCGATTCACCACCGCCAAAGCCATCGAGGTTTTCGACAACCGCCTCTGGTGGGGCAACCTTAGCAGCGGCGTGGACAGAGTATGGCGCAGCGATCTGGCTGATGCCACGGTCTACGGCGCCAACGCCTTTTTTCAGGTTGGCGAGGATGTCACGGGGCTGTCGAAGCTGGGCAACGCCCTGTCGATACATACCGCCGACTCTATCCACCTGGCGATACCAACAGGCAACGCCGCATTACCGTATCGGCTGGTGCAGCGGGCCAATGCGGGGGCTGTAGGCGAACGCGCCATCGTCAACGTGCAGATCCCCGGCTCTGGCGAGGTCATTATCTACGTCCGTGAGGATGGCGTCTACCAGTTCGACGGCAACAACGCGCAGAAGATTTCGTGGAAGCTCGACGGCGCCCGCTACTGGGACAACCTGAACAAGTCACGACTCCACAAGGCGTTTATTGTCAAATACCCCAAGCGCAACGAGGTATGGATCTGGGTGCCGAACGGAGACGACCAGACCACAATGAACCAGGCCATCGTCTACGACTACGTGCGGCAGATATGGTATGGCCCGTTCACGGGCGTCACGCGCAACTGCGGGGCGCTTCTCAACCGTGAACCGCATTTCGGTGGACATAGCAGTGGGCGCGTATTTACCCACGAATCGGCCACGATGAGCGACCTAGACGGGTCGAACACCACCGGCATCGACGCCTTTATGGAGACGGCCAGCAGCACACCGATGGGTACGGACGTGATGCTGCGGTGGCTGTTCCTCCGCACGTCGTTTGACGTGCTGGGCAACTACGACGTGCTGGTGACCTACACGGGACCGGGCATCGTCGGAGAGTCGGATACCATTTCTATGCTGGGCGGCTTCGACGCCATAGAGACGGCGTTCACGATTGCGGAGAGCAGCATCAGCGCCGACGCCAGCCTGGCCTCAAGCGACACAGACCTGGGTGGCTACGACCCCAGCATTAAGGTTCGATACGCAAACAGCAGTGCCGGCGAAGATTTCAAAATCAGACGCGCTCGAGCGGTCTACAAGCCGCTGGGGCGTGTGCGTAAAGCCTCCGCGGGGATCAACTAATGGCAAAACGTAAATCATATTCAGAGCGCATACGCGAAAATCAAGTGCGGGCGGCGCGAAGACGAGCTGAAAGCATCGCAAAAAAAGGTGGCGATCCATTTCGGGATTTCCTGGAACAGGAAGAGCGCCGCCGCTCTCAGTTATCGACGCCAGAAACGCGTGAGCCAACAGCGGCACAAAAAGCAAAGACGCGGTTTGCTGAGGTTCAGGCGTCCGGTGGTAATGCGTTTCAGGATTTTTTGCGCCAGGCGCAGCAGCGCGAGGAGCAACGTAAAAAGGCAATACCGCGGACAGCAGAGCAGCGTGTACAGGAGCGGTTTGCAGAGGTACAGGCTGGCGGCGGCGATGCGTTCAAGGATTTTCTGCAAAACAAGGACCAAACGCGGGTTGGCTTGGCTCCACCTATAGCGGCATCGCGAGAGATGCAACAGCGCACAGGGCCGGTCACTCCACAAATGCAAGCGCAGTTAGATGCGGCGCAGCAGCAGCAACAGCAGCTAATGCAACAGCAACAACTGCCGCCGGGGATGGCAGAGGCAGCAGCAACAGCACAGACAGGGCCGGGAGGAATACAGGAGCGGCAGGGCGACGCAACGGGCCAGCCAATGCCGACAGCTGAAATGATGGTGGTCCCGCCACCCTCAGTTCCCGACCA